ACAAACATTTCCTACAGTTGAAGAAAGAACAATTAATGATTCTTTATATGAAATAACAAAAACGACTATTTCTTCTTTGAAAAATTGTAAGAGTGATTTAAAAGAAAAAAAACAAAAGCTCGAAGAAATTTTAATGAAGCGTGAAGATTATTCAAGAGCTAAAAATTTAATAAAAGAAGCAAACAAATCAAAGGCAGAAGCAAAAGCCAGAGAGTTACAAAATCCTATCAGTTTTTCACTCCATGAAAAAATAAAATCATTACAACAAGAAGTAAAAGAAAAACAACTATCCCTTTTCGATTATTTAGGAGAGTACAAGAATAAGACAGGTGTAAATGAAATTGTTGATAATGCCGGAGAAAAACATGATATTATTACGATAACTAAAATAAAAATATGATATTTATAAAATTCTTCACATCACTATTCGATATTTTTGTAAGTATTGTATGACAATAAAAGAAAAAATTGCATTGGGATTTTTCTTTACACTTATATTATTATATGGACAATTTACCTTCCACCCTGCTAAAGTACACTCACAAATCAGAGTCAACATTGTTCCTTCGCCAACCCCTACTCCAATCATATCTAACAGGCCATCATTTTCAGGTATCGCAAGTTACTACTCAAGAGCCGGTTGCGTTGGCTGTTCTGAAAACTTTACTATGGCTGACGGTAAACCTCTTATTGATTCTGACCTTACTATTGCTTTCAATGATCTTCCGCTTGGTACAAGGGTTATTGTCACTAATGTTAAAAACGGAAAAAGTGTTATCTCGACTGTTACCGATACTGGCGGATTTAAAAGACTCGGTAGAATTGCTGATCTTACAATAGGAACAAGAGATGCTATTGATTGCAGTAATTTGTGTTCGGTTACTGTTCAAGAATTATGAACTCACAAATAGAAAAGACAATACGAAAATGTGCAAAAATAATACACGCAGACCCGAAAATGTTAAAAAGAATTTTCATGCGTGGAGATGTTCACCAGAAAAAAAGAGACTTGATTTCCATGCGAGCAATTATCTTTGCTAAGAAGAATATAAAACCAGGTACGCCATATGACGAACAACAAACGATCATGGAAAAATTCGAGAAAAGTGAGAATTTGAAAGATGTTCGCTGGCCTGAGTTTAAAATCAAAAATAAAGGTATTGGACAACCTATCGAGGAAGGCAGTACTCAAAAGGGGAGCTTGCCAGAATCCATTATGCCAGACGAATCAAAATCTTCAGTGGTGTCACATAATAAGCAGGGGAGTACATCACATGAGGTGGAGTCTAAATAATGCGTTATGTTTATGCTATGATGACCACGCATTTTTTACGAGTCATCCGGCAGAATTTAGAAAATTTGTTGATCTAGTTTTAGGAGAAGGAACATATGAAAAACTTAAAAGAGAATCAGTCAAACCAGTCAAACCAAACTACGAAGAAATCTACAAAAGGTTATCAAGCGGTGAATCGACATCATCTGACAACTGATATGGTAAAAGGTCAATTGTATTATCCATTACCGGATTGGGCAAGGACACTTGAAATATCACAAGTGAGAGTAAATGATGTGTCAATCCCGATCAAAACTGTTATAATAGATGGAGAGGTAATGTTGGATATTTCCGGATATAAAGGTAATAAAATTGACCTATGGATTGATGAGGGGGTGAAAGAAAAATGAAGAAAACAAAAAAAGGACATGGTAAATTTGTCGGAGGAGGAAACAGAAGACACTCAAAACCAAATGAAGCCCAAAGAGGATCAAATGAAAACCCAAGAGCTTCTAAAAAACATAGAAAAATAATGGCGGGCTAATTATGATATTTTTTACAAGTGATGATTATATTTTCATTCCCGAGAATGTTGCTATTGTTTACAAAAACATTAACGAGAAAAAATCAGTGTTCGGATGGATATTATTTTCTAACCAAACATACGCCGGAAGTTATGTTGTCGAGCACGATACAATTCCAACTGATGATATTATCAAAGAAATGTTAGAGGGATTATGTTACGAATTAAAAATTCAGAAAAAAGGAGTTGAAGGAAAGGAGGTACAAAATGGATAAAAACAAAAAAGAAGATAAACAAATGGAAGAATTTTTAAAAAAGCAAGAACTTTGCAAACATGACGAGTTTGCTCCAATTGCTCAGACACCAGTACCAAATACTGATGGACAATTGATGCTTTTGACAACTGTAATGTGTATAAAATGTGGAAAGCCATTTGTGCAGACATTCGTTTCAGGTATTACAATTTCGCCAGTTTCACGACCTGGTATGCCAGGTATATTCAGATGAAAGATAAAGCGTTTATTGTTGATATTGACGGTACTCTTTCAATTCTTAATGGGAGAGAACCACATGATGAGGCGTTTGAGACTGACTCATTGAATGAAACTCTCAAACAAATGCTTCAGATTTTAACTCTTGAGTTAGATGCGAAGGTTATTCTTGTCACCGGAAGATTTGAAAAGTCTCGGGAAGAAACAGAAAAATGGTTAGAAAAAAACGGTATCATCTATGACGAGCTTTTCATGCGGCCTGATGAATCGGGAAAAATGGGAAATGTTCAAATCAAACAATGGTATTTAGAAAATGTTATAAAACGTGACTACGATCCTATCCTCGCTTTTGAAGATATGTGGCGTGCCGCAGAAATGTACCGGTCTCATGGTGTACCTTGTTGGCAAGTGAACCGAGACCCATTTTTCAAAGATACCAATGAATAAAGAAAGGAGGAATATGGCTAAAAAGAAAATGTCTAAAAACCCAATGAAAATTGCGAAAGCAAAATCATCAAAAAAAATCGTTGGCGGTAAAAAAGGAGTGAAAGGCAAAAAAGCAACAAAGGTAAAAAAACCAATGATGGGAGGGAATTATTAATAGATCGCTAGTGGGAAGAAGATCGTGGACAGATTCTCACTAGCCATGTATGAATAAACCCAAACCGATAAAATCACCGGAACAAAAGAATAGAGCTATTGCCCGAAATAAAATTCGTAGGATTGAAAAAGAATTAAAGAAGAACCCGAATAATACAATAGCCCGACAATCGCTTGAGAAATGGCGTAAAGTCCTATAGATATATTGCCTCTTGACAAGATATTATTATTATTATTATAATAAAACCAGTGAAGGGAGGTGATAACATGAAGCAATACAAATATACTCTACTCAAACAAGACGGAACTACTGAAGACCTCGGAACAGGCAAAAAAATGAGTTTCAAAGATTTTTACAGAATTTTAAACTGCGAAATGATTGAAATAATCCCAGACGCATATTATGACGGATGGGTTGATGGCAAGTTAGAATGTTACGGGGATGAGGAGGGAAGGTTCAAAGAGACTAACCATAGAAATCCTCATTTTAAAGTTTTGAAAGGTAATCCGGCACTTGGCGAAGAACCAGAATGGGATATAGTCGGAGATATAATCAAAGAGGAGTTAGTTTCTTAATCCTTACGAGAAGCCTTGAAAAATCGAGGCTTCTAGCAAAGACTAAGAAAGGGGGTGAAAAATAATGAAATCTATATTTAATTCTTGTACCTGCACTGATTGTAACGTACCACAATATATGTGTGAGAATTGTTCCGTTTGTAAAACTGCGGCTAATGCTATATATCAAGATAGTTTTGCTCAAGCATTATTCAATGAGTTATATAACAAAATTGAACGTGCAAATCAAACAAACGAAGAAAGTGACGAACAAGAAGTATATTTTCTTGAAGAAGGTATGCGAAGAAATGGTTTTGAAGCCATTGTGTTAAAAGTTAGAGACTGCATGGCAGAACAAGCCATAGAAGAATACAACAAAAAAGTACACGATAGTTACCATAATTGGTAAAGTCCTTACGGGTGCGCTTCTGTTCGTAAGGAGAGAAGCCACCGGCAAAGACTAAGGAAAGGAGCATATGACAAGAAAAGAACAATTCATATTCTGTTTATTCGTTTCAATAGTATTATTTATCATAGCGTTTCATTAATGCTATACTATACTCATGGTATTGTTAAAGCAAAAAAAGCTATTAAAGAATATTGCCGAGAACGAACGAAAACGCGTTTCGCAACAAAAGAGTATAAGGCAATTGATTAAAGACTCAGGTTATTCTCAGGAAGCAGCAGATCACCCAAAGAAAGTAATCAATACAAAATCGTGGCAAGAATTAGTCAAAGACTTACTGCCTGACGATCTTATTCTCAGTAAATTAAAACGAAATGCGTTACAAAATAAATCGTACCTTGCTTCTAATCAAGCGATTGATATTACCATGAAGATTAAAGGCGGTTATGCGGCACAGAAGATTTCTCTTACTACTCCCCAAGATGAAATGACAGACGAACAATTGAAAGCCAAGGAAGCAGAACTTGAGGCAAAGTTAAAAGAGAGGAAAAAGAAATGACAGAAATACTCAAAGGATTAGACGGAAAAGCAACGGATAGTCAAGGACACCCATACAATGAGGAACTCTCACAAAAAGAAGGGCGTAGAGGAATGTTTCAGCGTACTGTAGCAGTAGGTCAAGGCGAGACAGCAAGTAGAGTTATTCCGGCGACACCAGATAATAGCTTGCCTCCTCCACCTCAACCAACAGGAAAGAAATGATATAATAAACTCATGGACTCGAAAATCGACAACGATATTGAGAAAGAGCTTCGGGAAATCAGAGCTACACGAATTCACCGGATGGAGAATGAACCCCACAGATACTACGAACCAATCGGCAAAGGCGAACAGTTTATCAATGCGTTTGCAAGCGGTGAGTATATATCTATCCTTCTTGAAGCGGCAAACGGAATAGGAAAGACAATGCTTATTGCCAATCTCTTAGCAAATCTTTTCTGGCCGGTACAAAACAAATACTTTGAAGGCAAAATATTTAAAGACTGGAAGTATCCGAAAAAAGGTCGTATTGTTTCCGATCCGAACACTATTACTGAAACTATTATCCCCATGCTTAAAACTGTCTTTCCCAAAGGCCGCTATAAGAATGACGATCACTTCACAACAACCAAAGAAGGAAAGCGGTTTGAATCAAACTGGCTGACTGACACCGGATGGAGCTTTACGTTAATGACGTATGAACAAGATGTCAAAGAGTTTGAATCTGCAACACTTGGGTTTGTGTGGATGGATGAACCTCCCCCTCAGCCGATCTATAAAGCAAACTATGCACGTCTTCGTATGGGAGGAATTGCAATGATAACCGAAACTCCTCTATCTGGGTCTCAATGGATATATGACGAATTCATTGAGTTATCACCTGACAAATTGAAGAAGCAAAAGAAATTTATTGTTCATGCGGAAATAGAAGATGCGTGTATTGAGCATGGCGAGAATGGTTTTATCGAACACGAACAGATTGAGACCATGATCTCTCAGTATGATGATGATGATATGCAGGCTCGGGCTTTTGGAAAGCACGCCCATTTGTCCGGTTTAATCTTCAAGAAATTCAATACAAGTATTCATGTCATTAAGCCCTTTGCGTTGCCTGCTGATGAGTGGTTAGTCGTTCATGCTCTTGATCCTCACCCAAGAGTTAAAGATGCAGGACTTTGGGTAGCATTTGGACTTGATAATCGAAAGATCATCTGTGATGAGTTGTCATTTGACGCAGGAGATGGTGACACGCAAGAGTTGGCGATCCGTATTAAAGGAATCAACAAATCGTATCGTATGTCTCAGCGACTCTTGATTGATCCCTCGGCATTTATTGTTGATAAGCATAGCGGCGAATCACTGGCCGGAAACTTACAGCTTGAAGGTCTCATGTATGAGGAAGGTTCAAAGGCTCGAACTCAGGCGATACGACTTATTCGTGATGAACTCAATTACATCTTTCAGAATGGTATCTTTATTAAGCAACCAGGTATTTATATCTTCGATACTTGCGTACAAACGATCTGGGAACTCGGACACTGGCAATGGGAAGACTGGCAGGGGAAGACTGCGGCGTATAAGACTCTGAAAGAGAAGCCGCTTGACAAAAACGATCATTTCATAGAAGATTTAGGAAGAATCCTTTTATCCGGCATTAAATATGAACCACCACCAATCATCTATCGAGACAACCGACAATACAAAGCACCAGAACTTGATCCCTATGAAAAGTTATCTAATCAAAGTTAGAATGGAGGAAGTTATTTTAATCGCAAGACTTCGATCAATTGATTTTGGCGTTGTCGAAGTACACAAAGCGGATAATATACTCATTCGTACAATACGCAAAGAGAATGAACGTATATTGGAATACCAACTTGAAGAATCTTTAAAACAGATAGGAGGTGAGCAGAATGGTTGAAGAACACAAAACAGGAGATGAAACTCAAGACCTCTCAAACGAAGACCAGCCAAAGAAAAAGAAAAAAGCAAAGAAGGCTATCGAAACAGTTGCAGATGAACCAACAACTCATAGACTTGTATTACATTTTGACTCGTTTGTCTCTATGAATATAAACGGTAAATTGTATGAAGGTACATCTATTGAAGTTGAACCGAACATGGTTGAATCAGTCAAAGCACATATATTCCATCATTACGGTTTGATTGCAAAATGAAAGTAAGCGTTATTACTCCGGCCATTCGAGAACATGGCCTTGATATTGTTCGTACATCATTACTAAAACAAACATACAAGGATTTTACTTGGATGGTGAGTGCTCCGTTTGTTTATACGCAGGCAGACAAATATATTCCCCGAAGACCATTAAGCAAGGTAGACTATTGCGATATGTTCAAACCAATAAATGATCTTATTCGTGCATCAAAAGACTACGATCTTATTATCATTTGTATTGATCTGGTTTATCTTGCATCAAATACCATTGAAACATTAGTCAAACGTTTTGAAAATGATCCCATGAGTTGCGTAAGTGTTATCGGGCATCAGTATAAGTCTCTTTATCAAAATATACCTATTGATTTTTATTGGGAAGATGTACGAGAAAAACGGATGAAGAATCAATTTGAAGAAGTAGACTTAATAAACTTTGATATGGCGGTTTCTTCTATTCCGGTTAAGGGAGCTTTTCTAGTCGGTGGCATTGATGAAAAATTCGATAAGTACGGTGTCGGGGATAAAGAAATGATTGCACGAATGATGAATAAGGGATATAAAATATATCTTGACAACACAATTCAATTCAGGCGATTAAGCCATGATAACGAGACCTTAGACAAAGAAAAAAAGAAGATAGCATTTGAAAAGGGAATAGTTTATTTTGACCAATGTATAGAGGATATTAAAAATGGGAAGCGAGACCGATTACATTACCTTGATTGACACTACTTCGTTATAAGTTTATGATAACGTCATATGCCATTTAAAAGCAAAGCACAACAAAAATGGATGTTTACTAACAAACCCAAAATGGCTAAAAAGTGGGCGAAGGAAACAAAGAATTTTAAAAAACTTCCGAAGAAAGTAAAAAAGAAAGGAAAGAAATAATGGCAAAAGAAGCAAGTGCACATACTTCATTAGCAATAACACAGGATCAGATAAGTCAACAGTATGTAGCGGACTACGGTCTCAATGGTACTGATCTACACCCTCAATCGTTATATAAAGAATTAACCGAACAATGTCGTGCAGAATGGGAGTATTGTTACCGGACACAAAATGGCAAAGTCCAAAAGTGGCTCAATCGGTTAAAACTGTATAATAACCAGAAACGTGATGATGATGCGGTTGGCGATACAACATTGTTCACTATTCATAATTCTGTTTTATCAGCTTTATATGATGATGAATTGACAGTGGAATTCTCAGGCCGAAATGAAGGCAATGAGGATATAGCGTCAAATCTTAATGCAATGGCTCGATATGATACCGAGGAAATGCAGAAATCACAGCTTGATTATTTCTGGTGGTGGGATACTCTCTTTTTTGGTAAAGGACTTGTCATGCAGACAGCATTTGATAGAAAGCGAATGTGTCCAGTGCCAGAACTTATAGATCCGACAACATGGCAACAAGACCCCGAATGTTTTTCAATGAATGGGGATATGATAGGAAATAATGCGGCACGTTTTGGCGGAAGGGATATTCTTAAAACAAAACCACAGCTTGAAAAAGTACCATCAGTATTTGATGTTGAGTACGTTAAGATTGCCAAATCAACCAAATCGTTAATAGATCAAGCAAGACAAAGCAGACAAGATGCTCAAGGACTCAATCAACAAATTAGAACAGAAGAAAAAGACTTGGGAGTAAATGCCTACTATCAAGTGACGGAATGGTTTACTCATTATCAACACCCAGAATTGACAAAAGGAAAAGTTAAGAAGATTTTAGTATGGCTTGCAAATGACAGATCAAAAGTTATCCGATTCAAAATACTTCCGCAACAAGATCGCTGGCCGATAACAGAACGATCTATCTTCCCGACATCACATGATTTTTATGGAACATCAATCACCGACCTTGTTGAAGATAAACAAAGAATGAAAGCGGTTCTGTTAAATCTTGGTATAAATCTCTTGAAAGCCGATCTATTTGGAATGTATCTCTATGACCGAAACCATATTAAAAGTCGTGCCGATCTAAACTTTGACTTTAATAAGTTTGTCGGAGTTGATCTTGCCAAGGGAGATTCGATTGAGAACATCATTCAACCAATGAACAGACAAAGCGGAAACTCACAATACTTCAGTCTTGTTATGAATATACTTGATACTTCTGCTCAACGTTCAACAGCAACACCGGATATGCAACAAGGACAATTATCGAAAATGGATAAGACAGCAACGGAATTAAACAAAGCCGATCAAAATGTTGCGAAACGATATTCACTGGCCGCAAAGATTGCCGGATGGAGTGAAAAGGACTTCTGGTATCAATGGTATTTCCTATATAAAAAATACTTCAAATCGGTTATTGATTCTAAAGTTGTTGTCGTACAGGGAGTGTTTGCACCTTCTTATCCTGAAATGACTCGGGAAATGATTATCGGTAAGACTGATCCGAATATTACTATCAATTCAAAGTTTGTTTCTCAACAACAGCGAACAACATCACGAACATTATTCGGTCAATTTGCTCAAATCTTAATGCAAACACCGGATTCAAACAAACGATATGTATTAAAAAAGTTAGCAAAACTTCACGATCTATCTCCTGAAGAAATAGATCAATTATTGCCTCCGACAGTTGATGAACGAAAAGCAAGAGAAGAAAATGTCTTATTAAATCGTGATGAGTTAATTCCAATTAATCCAAACGATAATCACGAACAACACTTAGAGCAACACGCAAAAGCAAGACCAACAAGTGCCCGATATGCTCATGTTGCGACTCATATGCGAGCAATGGAAATGCAGAAAACAAATCCCGAATTATTCCCAGGACTTCAACAGCAACAGCAACAGCAACAGTTGCAACAGGGTCAGGCGGCTGATACAATGAAGACAGCAATGCAGAAAAAAGGTTTGCCAGGCCAGACACAGGGCGAACAAACCGGTATGCAGTTGCAATAGATTATGTCAAAGAGAAAACTCAAGACAGTCGAATATCTATCCTCGGAGGAAATTATCAATGCTTTAAATACTCTTATATCTTCTCAAGGATGGGTTATTGTTGCCGAATTCCTAGAAGAAGACCGAAAGAGACTTGAGTTAAATATTAAGGATATTGAAGATGATATATTGGATAATAAAAAACTCACAGATGTTGAATTGATACGATTGCAGGAAAAACGATTCTATCAGAAAGAGCTTCTCAAAACGAGTTTATTAAATATTCCACAAATGATTATAGATAAGATTTTGGAATTAAAAGGACAAAAACCAGGAAAGAATATTGAGTTAGACCCATACGATCCCTTGACAAAGGCAGAGTAATTGTTTACCATAATTTTATGCCAGAGGAAAAAGACAAGTCGAAAACGACAGTCGAAGATAAAGATAAAACCACAGAAACTACCGAAGACGAATTCTCCGAATTGTTTGACGATAAAGAAACCGAAACTGAAACAGAGACGGAAATAGAAACCGAAGAAGAAGAAAAACCAAAAAAGAAAGTAATTGAGAAAAAAGAAAAAACTCCTGATGTAGTGGCTGTTGTTGCTGAACAAGTACAATCTGCTGAGAAAAGACTTGAAAGACGAGGCGATCTGACAGAGTTCTTTGCAAGTGAAAAAGGAAAAATGTTCGGAAAATATAAAGAACAAATCCAAAAAGCGGCATTGTCGACAAGGTTTGCAAACATTCCGGTTTCAAAACTTCCACAAATTATCTTAAAAGATGAAGTCTATGAGAGAGTTATACAAGAAGCAAGAAAAGCGGCTGATACTGAAGCAGACGATTCAATAACAGGTGGTACAACAATGAAATCTGTAACTCCTGAAGAATTAAAAAAGATTGATCCATCAACAATGAGCAAGGAAGAATTTGCAAAGTTAAAAGACCGAGCAATGCGTGGAGAATTTAAAATAAAAGAAAAGTAGCTTCAAAATAACCCCTTGACAAATATTCCATTGTTTACTAACATCAAATAAGATAAGCGAAATCGAAAACGATACGCCTAGAAGATTAAATCTTCAGGCGTTTTTTTATTAACAATATGAATCCAACAGGAACACAACAAATTACATACGCAGTCAATAACTTCTATGACAGAGTTCTATTAGAGAGAGCAGTTCCGGCCTTTATCTATACACGATTCGCACAAGTCCGAGATATCCCAGAAGGAAACACAAACGTTATCAAGTTCCGAAGATACACAAACTTAACAGCACAATTGACACCTCTTAATGAAGGTGTAACACCAACAGGATCAGTTTTGTCTTCAACTGATATCACAGCAACAGTCAAGCAATATGGCGATTATGTAACCCTCACAGATTTTGTCCAAATGACTACACTCGATCCAATCCTCACTGAAACAGCAGAGCTTTTGGGAGATGAAGCAGGAGATACACTAGATCAATTGACTCGAGATATTTTGGTTGCCGGTACAACCGTACAATATGCACAAGATAACACAGCAAGAAATCAAATCGCAAATGACGGATCAGATATTGTCAATACGACTGACTTCTTAAAGATTGTCAGAACATTGAAGAATAACAAAGCAAAAAGAGTGTTAGCAATGATTGATCCTACTCCTGGTATTGGTACGACTCCAATTATGCCTGCATACATTGGCTTTGTTCACCCAGATACAACATATGATCTGAAGTCTATGACCGGATTCGTTAAAATCTCAGCATACCCATCTTCAACACCAATCTTGCCAGATGAAGTTGGTTCTTATGATGAAATCCGATTCATTGAATCACCAAATGCAAAGATTTTCACTGGTGCAGGAGCTTCTTCATGCAATGTCTACGCAACAATGATTATCGCAATGAACGCATACGGAATTTCAAGAATTTCAGGAGAAGCATTAGAGAACATTGTGAAGCCATTAGGATCAGCAGGAACAGCAGACCCACTTAATCAAAGAGCAACGTCAGGATGGAAGGCAACCTTTACAGCAGTTAGACTTAATGAGACTTTCATGGTTCGATATGAACACGCAACGAGCTTTAGTTAAATTATAAATATATGGTACAAACAGTTTTATCAACACATTATGACGGAAATAAGGGATGCTGGGTAGAACGCGGAATTGCGACAATTATCCCTGCGGCTACCGGTGTTATTACAGCAAACCTTAATTTGGAATGTCCATTTGATAACAACCTATCATGTAACATTGGCGATCAAATCTTTGTTAATGCAAGAGGCGGAAACAAAGCAGGAGAAGTAGTTGGCGGAGCAAGAGTAACAGCACAAGGAACAGCAAAAGTACAACTATACAATGTAACCGGTACAAACATCACGAATTCAAGTGCAGATACATTCGACTACGAATTACTCCACTATAGTTAATCCTTGACTTTTTAAACTTTCTTCATTAAGATATTCTTATGCCTAAGAGAATTTCTCAAGCTGACGACAGCAGAGAACTACAACAAACAAGTAAACCTCAGACACAAGTCAGTTACCCTGAAATGCCCGAAGATTATTCAAATCCTTTCAATGATAAACATCAAATTATGGAAGACGGATATCCTATGGTTTTTTCCGATATTGATTGGGAGTTTCTTCATAATCCACGTTATTTCGCAGGAATGGAAAAGATAGTCTATAAACAAAGTGAATCAAAATCAGAAATTATACAATTGTATAAATATACAAGGTGGAAGACATGGAAGTATCTTGAGGAACAGCCAAAACAATCAGTTGTAATGACAAAATCGGAGGATGAAGAAGAATTTGCTCGAGGAACGGTATCTATTAATGGAGTTATCTATTTTATTCTCAAAGGAGAAGAAGTTTTTGTTCCGCTTGATGTAAAGACAATGATTTTAACTTCCCAGAATCAAACAGGTGCGGCAGGAAGAAGGGATTTAGTAAGCAGTATCGGATTAAAACTTGATCCAAAAACAAAACTTCCAAAAGACCCAAGTCGACTTGATAAATAGTCTTAACAGTGATACCTTAAAGACATGACACCGCTACAGTTGGCAACATATGTAAGAAAGAAGACTCATACCAATTCAATTACGTTTACTGATGCCGATATTCTTTTGTATGCCGGAATCAGAATGGATCAGATAGCCGCAAAGATTTGTGATTATGATGAAGATTATTTCGGTGCTCCTCAAACTGCCGATCTTATCAATAATCAACGAGAATATCCGCTTCCTTCAGATATGTTGAATCATATTAAAAAAGTAGAGGCACAATTAGATGGTATTAATTGGCTAAATCTAACAGAACTTGATCTATCACAATACCAATTTACAACAGATGAAGCGACAATCGTTTCTTATTTCTCAAATAGTATAAATAATGCTCATTATTTTATTTATCGTGGTGCTTTATGGATTCTTTCAGGTTCAATCACCGGATTTAACCCAGGCAATGCGTCACTCAAATTATGGTCGTATCAATGGCCTGCTTATATTAGCGATCTTACTTCTCAAACTGATATTTCTCTTGATCCGTCAAATATTTCCGCAGGATTTCCAAGAGTTGCACATCAAAGTCTTGCAGATGGAATTATTATTGATTATAAACAATCTGCCGATAAACCAATTCAATTAAATGATTATGATATTGCATGGGAAACAAATTTAGAGAAGAATATTAGAACCCTCACAGAACTCAACAAAGATAGGTCAATAAATGCTACAATGCCTAGTAACACCGGAATTTGGAATAATGGTTACAATCTATAGTCAGAATTGAAAACAATATGACGTTTCATTTTTATTCACCTTCTCATTTTGAAAAATGGTCTTATAAAAACCCTTTAGAACAAGGAATCGGAGGGTCAGAAACAGCACATATCGAATGTGCGATCAGACTCGCTAAACGAGGAAATACCGTTTATTCTTACTCTCCATTGCCGGATGATGTAACACCTGGAACATCATATAAAGGTGTTTTATGGTTTGATTTGGAAGATGCGGATTTCAAAGATAGGGGTATCTGGGTCATGGGTCGTGCAGTAAAAGAGTTGGATAATTTCGAAGTAGAACACAAAGGTCAAAAGATATGGCTTGTCATGCAAGACACAATGTACCCTACGCTAGATGAAAAAAGAGCCGAAAAATTAGATTTATTTCTTCCTCTTTGTGAAACTCATGTGAATCACACAAAAAATACTTTCCCGAAATTGTCTGATAGAATAATAAAATCTGCGAATGGAATTAGAACGGATATAATAGAAGAAGTTATAAAATTGAATAAAGATATTGTTCGTGATCCTCATAGAATGATGTACGCCTCAAGCCCTGATCGTGGACTTATCACATTGCTTAAAATATTTCCTCGAATCAGAGAAAAAATATCAAATGCTTCACTTCATGTATTTTATGGATTCGATAATATCGAGAAAATAGTTGATAAAAATATCCCTATTGATTCTCTGGGGAATACAAGAGCCGATTTAGAATATCTTTTGGATCAACCAGGAGTTTTCTGGCATGGAAGAATAGGACAAAGAGAGTTATACATAGAATGGCTAAAATCTGGTGTCTGGGCTTATCCTACGAGGTTTAGCGAGACTTCCTGTATTACTTCTATGGAAGCTCAAGCGTTAGGAGCAATACCGGTCACAAATCCTTTCTGGGCGTTGAAAGATAATGTGATGTATGGTTCTTTAATTGATGGAGACCCAGGACTTAATGGATTGACTCAGACGAGATATATAGAGGAAATTATTTATCAAATGACAAGACCTTTTGTACCTCCTCTAAAAAAAGGTTATCTTCAATATAGAAGACAAAATTCAATTTGTCGAGAAGAAATGATGCAAGAAGCTTTATTGCGTTTTGATTGGGAAAAGGTAGTAGATCAATATGAACAACTTGCGAAAGATTGACATTTTAGGCACAGTAGCCTATGTTGCTTCAGCACCTTTTACACAGGAAAGGTTTTGTTTTTCCTATGCTCAAATGGTAGGATATAACACGTCACATATAGATACTCAAGATCGAAAAATCTATTATGACCGACAACAAATCTCATGGCTTCCAAGAGGCAGAAATGACATTGTTAAATCAATGCGTGGTGAGTGGGTATTTATGCTTGATGCAGATTTAGAATTTGATCCTGATGTACTTGAGAGAATGTTACATATCATGGAAAAATATGATACGCCTGTTTTAACCGGCCTATATGTTCATAAAAAATATCCCCATTTTCCAGTTTTATATTCCCATAATGATCAAAGAGGAGTATATGAAATTATTGCAAAGTGGGATGAAGGAGCAGAGTTTTTTCAAGTTGATGCGGCAGGAGCAGGATGCTTGCTTATTAAAAAGTTTGTATTCGATCTTATCTGGGAAAAATTGAATCAAGACCCATTTGATGTAATGAATAAAAATGGTGAAGATATGAGTTTTTTCAATAGATTAAGAGAAATTGGAGTTGGTGTATATTGTGCTCCTCAAGTCAGATTTTCACATTTGGCTATCAATCCGTTAGAGTATGATGATAGGCGTTTTCCTCTTAAAATGTTAACAGACTCTTATCAAAGAGATGGTGCTAAGTGATATACTAACCTCATGGAACTGTGCTATGCAAACGATCCACAAAACTTATTCAAAAAGTATTCAAAACTTCTTCATTGGTTTGGAAATACTGAGATAGGAAAAGCATATTTATCGGGAAATGGAGTAGAAATAAAAGGGAATGTCGGTATTATTCTTCCAAATGGATATGTTCAAGTACATGGTGTCACAAAAGGAATTATCGAAGCGACACTTCACGCTTCAACAAAGAATATTTTAGCTCCAAAACTTGAATTAGCATTGCGAGTTATTGATTTATTTTCTATTTATCTTAATGATTTTGAAGAAGCAAGAGAGTTATTTTTATGGCAGTTAGGATTTTTAACAAAAACACCGGCAATTGCACGACATTTTCATTTCTCAACTCTTATTGCATATCCTTCG